AAAGCGAAAGAAATATTTAAAAATGGCAATTCTACAATGGAAAATTTTATAGATTTTTAAAATAATATAAATAATGAAACTAACTCCAGAGCAATTTACAGAACACAGCCGAAGAATAAAAGAGGGTCTAGCCAGATCAAATAAGAAAGCTGGCAGACCTCGTGTATTAGACCACAAAGAGATATTAAAACTATCTCAATATAAAACAGTTAGAGAAATAGCTAATCAATTCGGAATTAGTAGGCAGGCGATATATAATATAATTAAATAAACTATGAAGTTAGTCATGTTGTACGATAGAATAGATAGGGGAACGCCTAAAGAGTTAAGGGATAAAGTGGCTCACGAGGTCAGAAAATTAAGAAAAAATCCCTATTTGCATTTTAGTTATACAGTAACCCCCACCGCAAATCCTGGAAAGCCTAACGACTACAAATACCCTTTATTTTTAAGTTTACAAAAGAATCTAAATGCTATTATTCGATATGATTATGACAGATGCGGAGATAAAAGATATAATCATTTAATTAAATAAACATGGCTAATAAATCAGAAAAAAGAAGAATAGAGCAAGCTTTCATCTTTATTCAATTAAGGTTTGTAATAAAATACGCAATAGACTTTAAAGAAGAATCTATAAGAGACGAAAAACTAAAGACTGTTGAAGATAAAATTATTGAAATTCTTGATCCAAAAGACAATAAGCAGTTATCAAAGATGCAAAACAGAATATCAAGACTGAATGAAGATTCTGGAATTAAAAAGATGCTTTTAAATGGTATAGATGGCCAGAAGTTTATTTTAATAATTTATTTCTTAGTCTTAGAGATAATAAAACTCAATAATTTAATATTTCCCCAAGAGTTAGAAGAAGTATTTAATGACTTATTAGAAATAGAAAATTATAATAAAGAAGAACTTGATAGAATGAAACTTAGATCAGAAGCCCATGACGAAGCACCAGAATTATTAGAGAAATTGCAAAAACTAGGCTATTATGAAATTTGACTTACACCCTCGACAATCAACCTGCTTTACCAGTACAGCAACAGAAATTCTGTATGGCGGTGCCGCTGGTGGTGGTAAATCTCATTGTATGAGAGTTTTAGCATTAGCTTACGCCCTCAAAGTACCTAATATACAAATTTATTTATTTAGAAGATTATCGGAAGATTTAAAAAAGAACCATTTAGACGGGTCAAGTGGATTTGTGCAGATATTATCTGAAATGGTAAATAAAAATTTAACTTCAATCAATTATTCTACTGCTCAAATAACTTTTTGGAATGGTGCAAAAATTCATCTATGCCATTGCCAACATGAAAAAGATGTAATCAAATATCAAGGTGTGGAAATTAATGTATTGCTAATAGATGAATTGACACATTTTAGCGAATACATCTATAAATTTTTAAGGGGTAGGGTTCGTATTGGTGGCTTACAAGTTCCAGAAGGTTTATTCGGCGATTTACCAAGAATTGTTTGTGGTTCGAATCCTGGAGGGGTAGGACATGAATTTGTTAAAAGTGAATTTATAGACAATAAAAACCCTTTAGAAATCTATCAAATGTCGGACGAAGAAGGAGGTATGACAAGACAATTTATTCCTGCTAAATTAGAAGATAATCCGACCATGACAGAAAACGACCCACTTTACAAGCATAAATTACTTGGTTTAGGTGGTGCATTAGCAAAAGCAATGCTTGATGGAGATTGGGATGCTATTGAGGGAGCATATTTTGATACTTTCAACAAAGATATTCATATTGTAAGAGATTTTGAAATCCCTCATGATTGGTTTAAAATTAGAGGATTTGACTGGGGATATTCTGCCCCCTTTGGTGTGTTATGGGGTGCTATAAGTGACGGAAGCCTTATAAATATAGGTGGTAAGCATATTTCCTTTCCTAGAGATTCATTAATAATTTATAGAGAATATTACGGATGGACAGGGAAACCGAATAAAGGCTTAAAAATGGAATTGCCAGAAATAGCTAGAAACACAACGCAAATGCAAGGTAGCGAGAAAATGAATAAACAAGTTGCTGATCCTGCTATTTTCGATGAAAGTAAAAAGAATATGGGAATGACTCAAGCCGAAGAATTGGCAAAATATGGCTGTATTTATGAAAGAGCAGACAATAAAAGAGTTGCAGGTTGGCAACAGATAAGAAGTAGGCTGACAGGTAGAGATGGTAAACCCCTAATCTACATAACAGAGAGTTGTAAAAATCTAATTAGAACTTTACCAATAATGCAATATGATAAAACGAAGCCAGAGGATTTAGACACAAGCTTAGAGGATCATTTATTAGATGTTTTAAGGTATATTTCTATGGCTCGACCAATAACGATAGATATTAAAGAAGCCGTACCAGACCCAGGAAAGGATTTTTGGGACAACTTCAATCCTCATCAGATAAGAAAAAACAAAAAAGTTATTAATTATGAATAGCTTGACTTTTTAACTAATTTTACATAACCTTGTTTATTATTATATAATAAATAGCTATGTCTAACGAAGATCAAAAGAAATCAAAACAAAAAACAGACCTTCACGAGGTATGGAAAAAAGAACTAGATTCTTGCTTAAGGTATCATGAAAAATACTTTGCAGAAGCTAGAAAATATGAGGATATTTATAAAGACCAGCACAATTTAGATGGTTTGAACAGATATAATATATTTTTTGCTAATACTGAAACATTAGCCCCTTTGGTTTACTCCAGATTACCATCTCCGAATATTACCAGAAGATATAAAGATGATGATGAAGCATCTAAGATTGCATCAGAAATATTAGAAAGAACAATATCTTATTTTTTAGAAATAACAAAAGCAGACACTACATTTAGTAAAGCAAGAAAAGACTTTTTGATTAATGGTCGTGGATTGGTTCGTGTTTATATGGAAGATGGCGAGATAATACAGACAGATGAAGGCGAAGAAATACTTGATAACACTAATAAAAAAGTTTATCCAAAAAGAATTGAATATAAAGACTTCTTAACAGATCACACGGCCAAAAATTGGGATGATCTCAAATGGATTGCTTTTAGATGTTATAAAACAAAAGATGAATTATTTGATTTATTTGGTAATGATGCAAAGGAGCTTGAAATGGATTCTTCTGACGAGTTAAGCAGTAATTCAGAAAGTTTAGAGTTATGGGAGATTTGGGATAAAGTAAATAAGCAAGTAATTTGGTTTTCACAAGAAAAAGTTATTCAAGTTGATAAAGACCCTTACAATTTAACTAGTTTTTTCCCTATCGCTCGTCCTGTTGGTACTGATAGCGACCCATCTTCACTATTGCCAATCCCTCTTTATAGAATGTATAAATCGCAAGCGGAGGAATTAAATATTATTGATAATAGAATTAGATCATTAACAGAGCAAATTAAATATACAGGCGTTTATAATACAGTAAGCGAGGCAAAAGACATAGAAAACTTACTAAATGGAGATGATGGAGAATTTGCACCATTATCAGGAGTTTCAACAATAAATATTAAAGATCAAATATATGTCAAAGATATAGTGCCTATTGCAAATACTATCACATTACTTAACAATCAAAAAGCTCAAATTATTAACAATATAAGAGAAATTACGGGTTTATCTGATATTGTAAGGGGTGTTAGTATAGCATCAGAAACAGCAACAGCCCAAAGGCTAAAAGGTGATTTTGCTATCAGTAGAATACAACCATTGCAAAGAGCTAATGAGATTGCAATTCGTGATACTATCGAGATTATGGCAGAATTAATCGTTGAAAACTACACAATAGAAGAGTTGGTTAAGATTACAAATTGTCAAATAGTAGATTTAGAGTCAATAGCACAGACTGCACAAGATAATCAAAATATGTTATTACAAGAGGCTATTAATAATTTACCTCAAAATATAACAGGAGAGCAAAGAGTGCAGCAAGTAGAAGCTTTAAAACAACAAGCAGAAATCGGCTTCAATAAAACTATGGATATTGCTCAAAATGAGTTAAAAGGCTTTGCAATGAGTCTTGACCAAGTGAAAGAAGTTGACGAGGTTTTAAAGAATGATGCCTTAAGATCATTTTCTATCGATATTGAAACTGACTCGACTATCTCGGTTGACCAGCAACAAGATAAAAATGATAGAATACAATTTACAGCAACATTAACCAATTTTGCTGGACAATTTACGCCTTTACTACAAGCTGGAATCATACAGCCAGAAGCTTTCAATGAGTTTTTAGGATTTGTGGCTAGACCTTTTAAGGTGGGTAGGAATTTAGAAGAATTTTTACTAGCAAAACCAAATGAAGAAGAGGAGCAACAACCATCACAAGAAGAATTGCTGGCACAAGCTCAAAATGAAAGACAAGAAAGAGAATTTCAATTTAAGGTAGAAAGTGAGAAAGCTAAAATTAACCTAGAGCAACAAAAGATTGATATTGAAAAGGCTAGAGTACTACAAAACCAAAGACAATTTGAAGATAAAATTGATTTTGAAGATGCAAACAAAGCAGCAGATCGCCAAGCGAAAGTTTTAGAAAAAGTAGCACCATCTCCAGAAGAGATAATTGAATCAAGAACTCAAAGACTTAATGAACAAATAAGAAATGACTAGGAAAGTGTTAAAAATCATAGACGGGAAAAAAGAATGGGTTTTTGATGGTTACGGAAGAAGTGGAGCATCAAAGCAGAGAAAGATGCCTGCTTGTGGAGAAGATTTAACTATTGACGGTTATATCTCTAAATATGGAGGAATTGAAAGTCAGGTTGATGGAAGAGTCTACACAACAAAAGGCGGTTATTTAGACCATTTAAAAGCTAACAACTGCCATATAAAAGATTACTAATTTTACATAACCTTGACAATTAATTTTACATAATCTATAATACAGCTAGATTTTATCTAAATATATTTTTATGACAGATACAATAGAGAAAAACAGCGAATCAATAGCTGAAATTCTAGGAGAGCAAAAAGAGAATCAAGAAATTGAGAATCAAGAGTCTGTCCAAGAAGATAATATTGATGAAAATGAGGAGGCAACTAGTGCAGAAAATGCACCAGTTGAAGAATCGGAAGATCCAGAAGAGGAGTTAAAATTTCTTAAACTGACTAGCGGTTGGACTAAGGAAGAAAAAGAACTTGTCAAAAAGATTAAAGACCCAGAATTAAGAGAAGAAGCAATTGAAGCTACAAAAAAAAGAAGAGTAGATTTTGATCGTAGAAGTCTTGAGCTGGGGAATACTAGGAAAGAGTTGGCAGAAATGCGAGCTAAACTGGAAGAATTAACTTCCTTG